GTGCAGAAACCATTCCCTCTGGCAGTTTTGCTTCTAGTGTCGGACCGTACTTCTTCGCCAGATATCCGTAAACACGACTGCGCTCTTCATCGGTAAGTTTGCGGTCAAAGGCTATGATTTCGTGAATCACACCAGTAAACGAGTACGATGGGGTGTTTGCGAGAACGGAGTCGATCCAAGCCTGTGATCCCGTGACACCACTGCCAGTGGCACCAGCACTGATATTTGCTCCTATGCGACCAATGATGATGTCCGCAGGATTGTACTGATCTGGTCCTGCGGCGAATCCGTTTTCTAATTGCGGAAGAAACAAGTCTCCGTCTGGCATATGATTGCTCCCTTATAGTCCAAATCGTCCGCGTGTGCTGTTGAAATTCTGTAAGATTTCTTCGGGTGTCATAGCCCGAGAATAGACACGAACCATTGACACATCCCCCAACCATCTATAGTCAGTTCCATTTGTGGTATAGAATCCTTGAGTTCCTGTCTGACGATCACCCACCGAAACAGTTCTTGCGCTATACACTTCTGCTCCATCAAATGCTGCTTCCCTTACCAGAGAACCGTTCGCATACATCTGCAAACGAGTTTGAGCAGGCGTTGTGCTTGTAGCGGGAGAATAATCAGAAATGAAAACCAAGTGCGTCCATCGGGAGGTAATATTGTATGGAGCAGTCCACTGTACAACCCTTTGACCACCAACAGCCATGCTCCAATAGTAGATGTTGGAAAGTGGTAACGCGCCATAATACGGAAGCCCTCCCGAACCAGCAAACATTTTAAGTTCGCCGTCTGTTGGAGTTGATGGCTTGACCCACGCTTCCCATGTCATTTTTTCCCTGTTCGTCGGAATCACATCCGAGTTTGTGGTGATGACAGTGGTTTTCCCATCAAACACGATGGAATTAGTTGCTATGGCAGGGCGACCCAACACAGAACCGATTGCGCCAGACGGGCTAGTGTCGTAAACAGTTCCGACACCGTTGTTCAGCAGGTCTTCAATGCTTGGCTCGGTTCCGTCCACAACATCAATTCGCGGACGGAAGAACAGGGTTTCCGCACCAGGAGTGTTGTCCTGATAGTGCAGCACTCGCAATTGTGATGCACTCGCCGCAGCAGATCCCCATATCAAATCATTATAGTTAGAAAGCGAAGCGTAGGTCAGTCCGTTTCCACTTCTCACATAGAATCCACTTTGTGGATCGTCTGCTCCTGTGGCTGTTCCGAAAGGATGCACATGACCAACAACAAGAATCCATGTGTTTTCTTTTCCAGTAAACACAGCGGATCCAGCATTGTTTGCAGTAAAATACGGATTGGTCTGTACTGTACCGTCAAACTTGCTGGTATACGAACCGCTTGCTGCTCCAAAGTAAAAAGTTCCATTACCAAGCACCCGTCGATTCACCCAAACCGAATATCTGTACTTCTTTGTCCCAATGATTGGCACTGCGCCGCTAAAGAATCCGCCGTTTTGATTGAACAACACATTAGTGGATATGGTAGAGTGGTTTTCTGCTCGCCAAACAGTCTCCATGTTTCCCCAAGGATCAGAATACCGCTCTATAGAGTTGTTCATGGGGCTTCCGTAAAGAGTAGCCCACGAAGGATAACTGCTTGTTGTACGAGAAGCGCGACCGTCAATGTCTCCCAGTGCATACGGAAGCAGTTGGAACCTGCTCACATACAGTTCGGTTCCAGCAGAAAGAGAAGCAATAGCCAAACCAACTAGAGTTGCAGCACTTTCAGATGCTCCTGTCTTGGTTCGGCTCACGCGATACCAACCGTCACCAATATTTTCAATTGTCGCCTGTGCAGCCTCGCTTGTTCCAAAACTGTGTATGTACGCTTGTGTATCGGCAGGAAGAGGGGTTCCGTCTAGTTTACGAACACAAACACTAAAAGTCCATGCAGTTGCAGTGCGAGTATCCCGCCAAGCAGCAGTATTGGTGATGTAGAAATTCCTATTAGCCGCCAAAGTGATTTTATAGACTTCATCCGCTCCCAAAGCGGGTGTTCCCTCTTGCTGAGTAACACGAACCGCTGACAAGTCACTGCTAGGATCTCCACGCAACCACACAGGATCTACAGGCTTCAGTACATTTATAGGAGTGGGAACAAAACTCTGATTGCGGAGCAAATCTCCGCTGAATCCAGAAATGTACTGATCCACACAAGCAGTCTTACCCGCATCAAACGAATAGACTAGATTCTTGGAAATCAAATAGTCTTCCGTGTTTGGAGGCGACACCGAAGCAACCCTGCGTCCAGTGGAGCGAGACTTGTTCAGTCCCTGATCGCCGTTGAGGAACACATCAATCTTGTTTTGAGAGTCACGAACCGCTTCTCCGACACATATGCCCAAGCACGCTCCCGACACATGGGGATCGTAAACAATGGTGTTCTGCGGGGTGCTTGTTTGATCGCCCGATGGACGGAATCCAAACACTCCTGTTGGCGGCAAGGACGCGCCAGGATACATCACCGTGCCATTCGGAAGAATGCTGTAGTACGCACTCGTCTGCTGTGCGGCTGTTCTGTCCTGTTCGTTGTACGAGCGGCTGAACAGCACCGAGTCAAATCGCACTGATGGATTAGCCGAAAGATCACAGTTCGTGTTTCGTGATCCAAGCAAGCCGTAGCCGTAACTCAACCCATCACGGGTGGACTTGTACACCACGAAAATGTCTGCATCATCGGTGATCTTCAGTGAACGCTTGAGGTATAGGTGCTGTCCCGTGAGCATTGCTGCTGCACTGCTGCCAGTGCCTGTGGTGTATCCAAGTCCAACCACGCCACCAAGAGTAACCCCCGCGTACACCGAAGCAGGAGCAAACACGATTCCACCGTTGAACGAAACGCCTGTTGCGCCGCCGAATCCTGCTGTTTGCAGGGTGGGACGAAGTTTGTCAACGGTGACTCCTGCGTACACAATGCTTGATATTCCAGCACTGCTGTTTACCGTGGACGCAGTTGGCACAACAGGATTGTTTCCGTTCCACATTCCAAGAATGGTGAAACAGTGTCCGTTTCTAGCCGTGTGTGGAGTAGTGTTGTGGAACGAAGAGTCCATGTAGAATGTGCGACCGTATCCCGCAAAAACAGTTCGCTTTACAACGCCGTCTGCTCGGTAAACAATGTTTGGCTCCACATACTCTATTTCAAAAATGGTATTGTCGTATGCGGTGTGGACTGCTCCAGAAGGAAACAAGTCTGGGCGTTGGATTGATAGTTCCTGCGCTATAATACGCCTCGCTGCGTTGAGAAAGTTACCGCTACTATACGGACCATAACTGTAGACCGAGTAATCAATACTATAGATGCTCGCGCTACTAGAAGGAGAGGAACCTAAACCAACAGCCATGAGTCTGTCTGTCGTAAACCCACCACACAACCCATTGAAAACCCATTGCAGTCGCGTAATAGGATCTGTTGTATAAACCTGCCTAGTCCATACACCCTGCGCCGCACCTGAATTAAGAGTGCTTGTGAAAATACCGTTCCACTTGTCCCATGTAGGCGGCAGGGCGTGATTCGCAGACGGTGAAGCGTCTGTCCACACATCAGCACTTGCACCATTGGCAACCGAGCCACACACGCCGATGTTCTCTGGCTTCAGCCACAGCACCAAGCCGTTCATGCCCTGTGGTGTAAGATTGCTTTCCCGATTAGCATACCAAGCAGCAGTGCCTCCAAGCGGAGAGCCTGTGGGATTGTGAGCAGTGACTCCGAATTCATTACACACCGTATAGGTGTAGCCCAGACCAGAATCCAAGAATTGAGAGCCTAGAGGAGCAGTTGTTCCGTCTACTCCCGTTTGTGCCGTAGAGCCGATGTACGGATTGTAGCCATTAGGATAGAAGTCACCAGTGGTTCCGTACCACTTGCCGCTGCTGTACGAGCCGCCAGGCACGGTGTTCTTGTAGGGGTGAGCCGCAGGCAGATTGTCGGCAAGACCGTATTTGTGGGCAAGATAGCCCTCAATCTTCTGCCGATCACTCTCTCCCACATCGCCCTGATAGCAAAGGATTTCTGCGATCTCGCCATCGAATGCTCCGACCAAAGAATCAAACCTCTGCTGCCCTATTTGAAGAGCGGCTGATGCATTTGCTGCCGCTGGTGTCCACGCTTGTGCCACAGTTCCAAGACAAACCCCGTCAACAAACAGAGACATTGGACCAGAGTTGCCTGTGCTGCAAGTCAGTGTGTGAGAAATGAGTTTCCACTCACCTGTTGTGCCAATGCTTCCAACGATTCCACTGATTTCACCAGCAGACCTCCAACTAAACGCAGCAATTTTCGGAACAGTAATATCTCCACCTGTTACACCAAAAAGTATTCCACGATACGAACTACGGTCACCAAGTAGCACATTTCCATTTTGGTTCGCACCAAAGTTGTTCATTGTTCCAATGCGGCGCGGCTTGGCAACTGCAAAATACGAAGTGGAAAGAGTGAGTCCTAGTAGTCCCATAGTTGGACCGCTAAATCCAAGAGAAACCATTGAAGAAAGCGAAGAAGGACCACTGAAATTGTATTGAATAGGTCGAATATCAACCGAAGAGTGAGTATTCACCGATTCCTGTCGGATGGCTGGAGTGAGCCAGACAGTAGAATTCGGATAAGCCGAAGAGTGATAAAAAATATGTCCACCGACAAGACTCGTCCAAGAAGTAATTCCCCATATGTCATCTGTTGTAACTGCTGCTCCGAGTCCATCAGATCCAACAGTGGCATTGTTCAGAACATATCCCCAGTCAGCAGTAATCCCCTGACTTGTTGTTCCAGGTATGTTGTAAGCACTCAACCACACCTGAAGAGTTGCGCCTCGAACCTGATTGGGCAAGAAGTATCCGCCGCGCAGATCGTTGAATGTACGAAGAGCGTATGGAGTGTACCGCCCGACAACAGGTATTTCGCTGTATGTGGCTTGAGCAGAACTGGTAACCGTGTTGTCGATTGCCTTCTTGACAAGCACAGAACCAAACATCCTCATGCCTGCTGGGTGAATGATTTTCTTCAGAACATTGAAATAAGTGTCCAACGATACCTCGGACTTCAGTTCATACGAGAAGTCCTGATAGTAGTGTCCGTCCTGAATCTTCTTGTTGGACGAAACCTTGCCTCGGTTGCCAGAGAAATAGCCAGCATAGTTCGTAACTGCACTACGGAGAGCGAAAACCTTTGCACTCTGCGCGCCAGCCTCGCTGAAGATGTTTACCAACACATCTCCCGAGTAGTTCAGACCTGAATTGGAAATACCGATCTTCTTGATGCTTCCCGCAAGACCAGTCTGCTCAATCTTTGCGGCAAAACCAACACCACGCGAATCGGTGACTGTGACTGTATCGCCAATGCGGTATCCGTTACCTGGCAACTCAATAAAGAACTGACCAAGAACAGAATACGCTGTTTCGCTCCACTCCGATCCGTCTTTAGAGATGATTACAGTCTGGTCTGGTGTGAATGTTCCATTGATATCCGTGATGAAGAATTCGGTGACAGGCAATCCATTGAAAGAATACTGCACAACACTGTTGATGAACGCACTAGCAACCAGTTGGGTTCCATCGTACTGATATATCTGACCGTTCTTGCCGCCGAACAGATTCGACCCGTTGCCACTGGTTGTCTTTATGGATCTAGGCTCAATCCACTGACCATCAGATGCTTTGAGAACATCGGTCTTGGGATAGTACAGTTCAAGATCGCTGTCGTAGAGAATACGGAACAAGAACTTGTACGCGCTCTCCGTTCCCTTGTTTCCGTAGAAGTCGCGGATCTTTTTCAGCAGAGTCTTTTTGTTTGGTGTCTTGCCGTCAGGGTTCACCGCAAACAGTTCAGGAAACGAAGCAAGATAGGTTCTCTTGAAATGATCATAGAACTCATCTGCGTTTGCATCAATATCGTAAATGGTGTCCATCTTGGACACAATGTAGCCAGCATTCCCCTGCTGCTCCATCCACTCGTAGTACGCCTTGATGAACAGCACCAACTTTGGGTAATCTGTGCGAATGAAGTTGGGAAACTGCTCCCGAATAAACGGAGAGAGCAGATTCTCAAGTTCTTCGGCGCGAGTCTCAAGTATGATGTTCTTTATACCACTCATGAATTCAAGCCTTTAGCGACTGCTTACGATTGACCTGTGATTGCAGAGACACACTTACCGAATCAGGATAGCCTCTGCTGACACGGAGAATCTTGTTCTCAAAAACAAAGATATCCTTGTTTTGCGGTTGCACCGTTATGGTGAACAGAGGGTTGCTTGAGATCGGCACGAAAGAAGTGTTGAAACTTACTTTGCCAGCAGAGTAGTCGATTGATCCAATGCCTGGATACACCAAAATCTGCTTGCCGTTTGAGTCTGTGCTGACAAGATTCAGTCTTCCGTATCCATCGTCTATCACACGAACACCCGAGACAATCGTTCCGTCAATGTTTCGGTGCGAGATGCCTGATGATGTAATGATAGACGAGTGACCATCGTGCGGGTGGTACAGAGGATTGGCAAAATCAACCGCGAATCCCTTGGAAGCAACGAGTTTGCTCAAGTTCACGGTCTTTCGCAACTTGATCGTGGTTTCATTGCTCAAGATGCTGGAGTTCAGAGAGTTGATGCCCTGTACTACCTTTGAAAGATACAGATTGGAGCCAAACGACTCCATGATCGTGGCAGAGTATGTGTAGATGTAAGAAACCACAAGAGCCTTCAGGGTTCCGATGCCAACAGAAGCCGCTGCTGGATCGTATGTGACGAGAGAATCAACCACTACATCAATATAGTCAGGATCGACAATTTCAGGAATCACCGTAACCACTGAACGATTCTCACGCAGTGTTCTAGCAAGACTGGTCTTCTCATCCGTTGTCAATGCGCTACCAGACTTTGGCTTCACAGCAATGAACACCTTGCCGTATTGGGGAGGAGTCACGGTTTCTCCACCGTAGACATACACCGAGTCTGCATTCGGATATTCCTTGATGACGGATGCAGTGTAATCGTCTTCGGTGACGGCGCGAGCCTGTGATTGATAGAAACGAGGCGCAAGAAACTTCATGCGGTTTACGCTCTCTCCAAGCGCACCACCAGAAGACACGCTCACCACTGTCACATCACCAAGACCACTGACGGATGTGGTGAACTGCTGAATGCCGTTTGCTTCGTCCGCATTTGTCTCAAGGTATTCCACGATGACAACGCTGCCCGTTTCTGGCTGCATTCCAAGAAAGTCGTCACCAAAGAACAGTTCATACATTCCTGCTTCCTTCTCCTGAAGGAAATACACCTTTGATGTGGGTGTAAGGTCAATGTATGAAGTCGCCTCCGTCCATGTGTCTTCGATGCCTGTATTGTCAGTAGCGGATGCTTTCACTCTCACTTTGATCGTGGTAGTGTCGATTTTGTCGTTTGGAATCACCAAGTACGAACCCGACCGCTTGCTCGGATCGTAAACATAACTCATGCGGCGCAGCGTTCCCTCGTAGACTTCAATGTTCTGAAACTGATCGTCCGCATCGTTTGCATAAACTGTGTCCAGCAGCACAAACCGATACTGCGTTCCTGCTCCATCGGTTCCAACGAATTCCGTGCCGCGACTCAAATATGTGGTGCTTGATGCTCCACTTGCATCAACCGTAAGCACAGCCTTTGCTGCGCGGCGAGAAGACGGCACATACCCCAACGCTTTTGCATGAGAGGCAACGGACGGACGCAGCACTGCGCTGTCCAAGAACATCTCGTTAGCCACCATGTTTGCCTGAAACGCCTGATAGTGGGTGTTGTACGCCAAGACATCAAGCACGGTAGACAGCACGGAGCCGTCAAAATCATAGTCTTTCAGCGTGTCCTGTGACTGCAAAAACGCCTTGAGTGAAGCCTTTGCCTCATCAAAGTCTAGTCCAATGATGTTGAAACTGTTCTTGTTAGCCATCAGCGCACCCTTTCTAGTACCGTTGTTACGCGGTCAGTCTTTCCCAAAGCGCGAATAGAATATTCTACGGTCACGCTATAAGCGTTTGAATCGGGGACAGCGACCACATCAACGATCACATTACGAACACGCGGTTCGTGGTTTGCGATAGTGAGTAGGATTCTGTCCCGCAGTTCCATCGCGCTGATGGAATCAATCGGCTCAAACAGAAGTTGACGAAGCGACCCACCGATCTGCGGCTGAAACAGCCTCTCGCCGTATGCGGTAGCCATCAGGTTCTTGAGAGAAGTACGAATAGCCAGTTCATCACGAACAAGCAACAAGTCGCCCGTCTTTGGACTCTTGTTGAAGAACGGATCAATGTCCGTGTATATGGGCTTTCCGCTTCCTGTTACCTGTACAGACATTACTTTTTACCTGCTTTGGTTGCTAGATGTGAGTTTATCTGCGACACACTGTTTGCTATTACTTCTTCTAGCGTGCTTTCGCTCACGCCTTCCGCTTCTATTTGATCCAGTTGCTCAATCGAACACCACTGACAGCACACAAACCCAAGTGGAGTAAGTCCATCAAAGCATTTCAGTGGACTCATGCTGAAATACTGCACATTATTTATCTCAAGACTCGAACGAAACGCGGAGGGCGGCAGGGACGAAACTCGTAAAATCTTGTTTGGAGTCTCGTCAAGTATGCGGACAAGATCCATGTATCGCGTCAACAGCACATCCTGCGACTCTAGCAATATGCTGGATATGCTTGAATCATTCGATTCGTGGGTAACGGAGAATCGCTTGATGGATGTACCGTCAGCGAATGCGCCACCGTTATGAAACTGAAAAATAAGGCAACGCGAGGCTCGTGCCACCAAACGCAGTTCAGTCAGCATTTCATGAATTCTGCTGTGCTGTTCCGAAAACATCTTGGCGTGCTTTGTATTTGTGGCAAAAGACAGTTTCTTTTTGCGTATGGCTCCAATGACACCAATCACCACACCTATAATCAGAGTCCCAAGTAGTTCTCCGAATGTGGTGGAAAAGTCCTTGAGGTTGGTTAGAATATCTGCTGTACTCATCTTGCGCTTGTCCCGAATCCTGTGGGCGTACCTCCACGCACTGCATTAAGGAAGTCTGGACTCACCAAACTGCCGTTCAGCGTGCTGCCCAATTTGAAGCACGGATCGGTGTTTGCCTCGTTGATGAGGTTGGCGAGTGAGTTGATGCTTGTGTATTTTTGAATGAAGTTTGCGGCTTCGTTCTGCATGGCAGTGGTCGCGTCCACCACACTCTGTATGGCTGCGTTTGCCGCATCCAATTTCTGAAATGCAGAATCTAGTCCTGCGCGAAGACTTTCAACCGCGCCAGCAGTGGCTGTTCCAAGACCAGGATCAAGTTGATTCAGCACTTTCTCAAGATCCACATTTGCAGCCACCGCAAATTGAATGCTTAGTTGCCCGTTTTCATTCACCACTTGTAGTCCAGCACCAATATCAAGTCCTTCGATTCCAAGCGCACAGGACAGTTCTCCATACAGGCTCAATGAACTAATGATGTTTACTAGTTGTCTCGGATCAGTAAGACGGTTGCATTCTGCCTCGAATCCATTCACGATTCCTTGCAGTTGATTCAACTTGTTTCGCCCCTGCTCAAGTGACGGCAAAGCACTGTTCAACAATCCTGTTGGACCACCAGCATTCGCTGCGCTGATCAATTGCTCTATCCGAAAAGAATTGGAGCCACCCAACTGCCGTGCTATTCCAATGGCGGCGGCGTTTGGATTCTTAAGCATCTCGTTCGTCAAGCCAAAATTGAGAATCCCCTTCTCGCCATCTGTCAGTTTCTGCTTGCATGGACACTGTTGGTCTGCCATAGATTACCCCACAAAGAAAGTGCTTGAACCTGTCGGCTGATGACCGCAACTAGCCTGACTCGCAATAGTGCAGACAGGAATTCCTCCAACCACAAAATTGGGGTTTCCCTGAACCATGACTGCGTTATCGTGTTCGTTGATGCCGTGATCTTGTACAGGATTGCCCTCTACTGAAACGGGAAATCCGTCAACGAAAAAGAAGGGGTTTCCCACCAGTATGGTTCCCCCTGCGGTATCTGCGTTGGCTCTGCACACCCCGAATCCTGGCATGAGTTCTCCTCAAAAAATGCTAGCGGCTTCTTTGTTTGGAATCCTGATCTCAAAGTACGCACTCTGCGCCTCTATCCGCGCAATAGTTCCTGAACTGTAGGTAGGAAGTTCAAGAAAGAAGTACCCGCTATGGAAAACGATGTCATCTACCATTTTATGCCTGTGTCAGCAGTGCGCGTACCGTAATGTTGTTGGGCAATTCCGTTGCCGTGTAGCGAATGTAGTTGCCAACGGTGTCTGCGCCTGCGCTCCATCCGCTCCAAGCAGTCCCGCCTGGTGAATACTCCCATGTTCCGTAGGCTGAACCCGTAACAGTATCGTCAAGCACAAGGAAGTTCGTGGCTGTGTTGTACAGACGGAATCGGAGATCGGGAATAGTTCCACTCCAAGAGGACACCTGTTTCCACGCAAACTGTCTATTGGAAGCAGAAGATTTCGTGAGCGAAGGTTGGTAGTGCGAATCCTGATTGGTGTCCTCGTACAGACAGGTGATGGAATAGATGCGGGTAGGAACGCAGATTTCGCCCATGATGTCAAACCCAATCTTGAACTGAATGTAATCGGACACAGCAGCGGCTTGCAAATCAGCACCCACACCAACTTCCGTCCATGCACCGCTGTTGTCGTCTATTCCACTTGTGCGATACCACAGTTTGTACGATTCAACAGGGAATCCGAGTCCGTATGTGCCTGCGTATTCCATGTGGTCAACATACACATGGTAGAGTTTGCTTGCGTTCGTGGTTGCAAGTTTAGGCGTAATTACTGCCTGTCTGCTTGTGGATTCGTAATACGCATCTGCACCAAATGGAAATACATATAGCCAGTTTTGTCCTGATGTTGTGCTGCTGGGAATAGCAAACATCCAACCGTCTTCTGTCCAAACGGTCAATGTTCCCTGTGGGAACAACCCATCACTTGCTCCCGATGGAGTAGTACTAAGTTTCAATCGGCTAAGGTTTGCTCCAATATACTTCTCAAACTGTTCCCCCGCTGTAACATACTGAGTCACATAAGTCCCCAATCTTCCGCTTGAGGTTGTTATAAAAAGACGATCAATTGTGGAAGAGTAGTCTACTTGTGACATTGCCGCTGAAGCAGTATAGGTTACAGTACCACCTGGCGGAACTTCAACCATAGAATCCTGAAGCCAAGATGTACTTGCATTTGTGAGAGAGGACACAGGGCATCGGTAAATTCTGGATGAGGTGGTAAAATAAAGACTCTTGACACCAGATGCAGAACCGTGATTCACGGTAAAGATTCTTCCACCATTCACTTGTGAAATAGTTCCTGTTGTGGCAACCGTTCCTGTTTTGTGGACGAATGCGCTCACGCTTGTTCCGCTTGAAGGGCCTCCCGTGAGCGCACCCACGGTCAACGATGCCCTCATGTTGTATTTTACAATTGTGGCATTTCCTGTTGTAAGGGTTGCGTTTACAAGGTATAAATCGTGACTCGTAGCACTACGACCATCATCATCTACAGCAAGGGTTGCTGATACCATGCGGGTTCCAGAGTGAACAGTATGGGTTCCCGAACCAGATGTGCTGAATGTCTGTATGCTTCCGCCAAGTGTCGTGGAAACCGAAAACTGATTGGCTCCCAAGTTTGTGGCAATAACATAGTAAACAACAGATGGCGACAAACCTGTTGGCAATGTTCCTGATGTTGTGAATAAAACAGGATCACCCGCATTGAGTCCGTGACTGCTAATAGACAATATGTTTGCCGTTCCGCTGTATGTCACGGTTGCTGTTGCTGTTCCCAATGTTCCAACGGCATCTGTCAGAAAATACGAAGCACGAATGTTATCAACTGTCGTGGCTTCTGGAATTGTAGTACCACCGTTTGTAAATGTGCTGTAATTCAATCCTTTTATGAGATGCACACCACCAAGCAAGATGTTTGTGGCATTTGTTTGAGCAACGGCAATACGAATTTCTTCAATCACATACGATGTGCCTGCACTCAAATTTACGGGTGCGCTGATTGTGAGCGAAGTGTCGCTTGCAATGGCAGTAATATCATACCATGTGGTGACTGCGGTTGGATCTGTGGTTCCAAATCCAATTCTTGCTCCAACAGCAATTCTGTCTGTGGTGAACTGTGTGCTTGAACCTGTGATGGTGGCAGAAGAACCACTTGTGGAAACTGTTCCTGATGTATGCTTATACACCATCGCCCTAAGCGAACGAATGTTTTTGTTTCCCGTGACTGTGGTTCCCGATAGCGTGATGTATCCCTTGTAGGTCAAGGTAAATGTGCTTGAGTTAAACTCCGTGAGTGTTATGGTTCTTGTTGCTGCGGCACTAGCATTAGTCGCTGCAAAAATCCAGTAGATGTTGTCCGACCACTTGTAGACATACGGCATGAATTGGGAACCAACAAAAATTTCAGGAATGTTTACAATGGCTGATGAATCTGGAGAGATGTACTTGTCCTCGGGGTTTGCTCCCGTGGCTTGGCGAAGGAGCGAGGAAAGCAGGGTCTTGGTGGAGTCGTATCCTGCCGTGACACCGACAGCAGGAAGACCACCAGTGAATCCTAGTGTTGCACCCGTGAAATGATGTTCTACCGCTGCTTTCATATGATTCTCCGTATCTTGACGAACACTCCGACTTTCTGTATTCCCGTATTGCTATCTATGACATATTCAATCAAGTCTCCAGCCGAGATTCCGCTCCAAGCAGTGACTCCCGTATTCTGATTCTTTGTTTGAGATGTCAGGTTCGGATAGTCTCCACCCACAAAACTCGTAAAGGTGGAGTAGTCGGAGTAACTGCTCTTTTTCAGATCAACGCTGATGCTGCCCGTCTGACCGCCGAAAACAGCCCATTCAAGAACCTGTGCATCGTATGCAACTCGGCGGAATCCCTTTGATCCTGTAGACACATCATCAGGAGTGGTGTCTATGAAAAATCCTATGCTCTCTTCCGTTGGACCAGTGGCTCCCGTGTTGCCTTGCGGTCCAGTGGCTCCTGCTGCACCATTATTTCCAGTGGCTCCCTGCGGTCCTGTTGCCCCTGTCGCTCCCGTTGGTCCCGTTGGTCCCGTTGGACCTGCTACGGTAGAGTCTGCACCTGTGTTTCCTTGCGGTCCTGTTCCTCCCGTATTTCCTTGCGGTCCTGTTCCTCCCGTATTTCCTTGCGGTCCTGTTGGACCTGTTGGACCTGCTACGGTAGAAGCAGTTCCTGTAGCACCTTGCGGACCAGTGTTGCCTTGCGGTCCAGTGGCTCCTTGCGGTCCTGTTGCACCAGTTGCTCCTGGAACATACACAACAGGAGAGAACCCCAAAGACCGCCACGCGGTTCCTGTCCACTCCCATCGTAAACCGTTGAACTCATAAATCTGTCCGCTGCTCGGTGAACTTGGAAAGTTGATGCTCATGTGTAGGTTCCCCCATCCACAGACGGCGAACCCGCATTAGGCTGAATCCATTGTCCATTATCTTCATCCACCACATACACATACAGTATACCGCTGTCGCTGTCAAACCACTGATCTCCTGCACTCGGTGACTCGGGAGGAGTTGCGCTGAATGCAAAGTTTACAGTTCCCCCACCACCCGCAGTGCCTCCACCAAGAACCACGAACCCAGATCCAGAGTCTTCGGGAATGTAACCGCTTGTGGTTTCTACATTGCACACATACGATACACCGTTGCGTACAACAATATCTCCATACGAATACACCTCGTATTGTGAGGAGCCTGTCCTGTATTTGCGATGTGTTCCACGATAGGTCACGATCCACCACCCTTCACATCCACCCGCTTGGGCTTCAGCACAGGCTCGCCAGAGTTCACCTCTATGCGCTTGCCTTGCTGCATGACCATCACATTGCTGTCCGTGATGAATGTAATCGTTCTGCCAGAGAATCCAATATCACCGTCAGCATAGAACTCAATGGTCTTGCCTGAAGCCTTCAGTGAGCCTTCAATCTGCAAGTCCACATTGTTCTTCGCCAGTATCTTTGTGTCTCCGTTGATCTGAATATTTCCGCCACCATTGATCGTAAGGTTGATTGCGCCGTCAATCACAAGATTCAGACCCTGCTGACCCTTGATATACACCTTCTTGTCCCCGTGAACGATTTCATAGTCATCGCCAACAATTCGCTGCACACGGGTTCCGTCTGGATTGTTCTGCCAACCGCTGCCGATTTCGGTGAATGTTCCTGACTCGTGGAACTGGTGAATTCGCTCTGCGCCAGGCGTATCATCCCACTCTTCGATGTGTCCACTCTCGGTATACTTCACATGGTTCTTGGGATACTCTGCTGCATACGGTGTCTGTGGCTCGCTCCACTTGCCGCCGCCTGCAATGTCTGGTGTGCTTGGAATGTCCACCTGAACGGTAGAAGCCCTGTACGCAGCCACCGTACCCTTCATCTTTTCTTCGTCATCGTTTCGAGCAAGGCGATTGGTGTCCTGCTCTCCGATCACAGAAACACCGAGCGGAAACTTCTTTGCCTCCACATCAGAAGGCTTCGCGGGATACCGTCCGCTAGGATCAGCAAACCCCTTGCTTGTGTCGGCTTGCTCAAGCGGAACGCCGCCAAACGAGCCAATCATAACAGGATCTTGCGCTTCGTCCCCATCCCTGAAGAATCCGAACACATGGGAACCCACAAGCAGTCCCGTAGGAGACTGACCGATTCCCGAAACCGCAGCACTGGTAAGGGGCTGCATGGGATATGCCCACGGAAGAGCAGAGGTGGGAAGTTCAGTCTTGTCTTCGGAATGAAATCCAAAAACGCGAACCCTGCACCGTCCAAGGTACAGCGGATCAGCGGTGTCTTCCACGACACCGTGCCACCACACAAACCCCTCTCGTCCCATGAATCCCTTCATTACACCCCCATGCAGTTCCTAGAAAGTTCCATTTTTACCGTGTATGTGTTTGTAAGCGTGTGTCGAATGCCTGTAATCATGAATTCGCCGCTCATGTTCGGATCGTTTTCACCCTGTAGATATGGAGAGTCCGATTGTATTTTCGGCACTGATAGTTTCACGACATCACCCACTCTACGGCGGCTGTCTCCAAACACGGTTGCTGCAAGTTTCTGCGTCAAGAACGAACCAAGATGGTATTTTCGAGGAAGAAACAGAGACTCCACCTTGAAGTTGTCGATGAGCGGATTTGATTTGCTGTCTACGGTATATGGGGTGGTGGGCATATAGTTGTAAACTGCTCCGCGTTTCAGCAATCGTCCTGATTCAGGATCTTCAGGCTTGAAGCGGGGCTTGTCACCGAGTTTACGCATAGTCTCAAACACACCATTTTCAAAAAACTCCACATCACGAACCTGCTTCCGCATAAGATCATGCACGCGAACGCGAGAAGAAATCAACCCATTCATGATGCTTGATACGGCATCGAATCTCTCCAACTCTTCCAAATCCTGTATCTTGTGGTAGCGAACAGGCATACTGCTGTCTGCTCCTTCTGGAAGTTGGGAACGCTCTTGCTCGTATGGAAGCGCACGATTGTTGCCCATGCTGTAGATGTAACTCATGGGTGCAACAGAACCGTCTTCCATGATTTTAGACAGGCTCTTGAATCGGTGTCCGTCCATTGTCTCGTAGAACAGGTACGGACTGTAATCTTTGCCTGTCTTGGCGTGAGCCTTTGAAGCAAGCCAGTTTATGGAACGAAACGGAGTGTTGCTTTTTGGAAGCACGAACGAGTAGTTGTCTTTTGTAGGCTCAACTTGCAGTCTGTCTCGCCACACTCCTTCAGGAAAGTGTTTCGAAAACACGGAACCAACCATTTCCGCCACAGACCCCGCAAGAGCATAGCCGCAATATTCCGAGTAGTCAAAGTAGCCACCCTCGCTCATCAGGTGCAGAACATATTGCTGCACCTTTCCTGTTTCGCCAATCACATGAGAATCAAACTTATACACGCGGAACACCAACTCAACAGGCTCAAAATTATCCAAGTCGGTCTTGAACGACAACTCAACCTTTTCCTGACCTGATATGGGAAGACGCTCTGGAAAATTGTATGCGTCCTCAACAATGATTTTTGCTGTCAGTGTATGGGAGAAGATGTCTTCGTATATCTCAATTTTGGTGAACAAGTCACTCAGGTCAACAAACGCACCAGTGACCAGAGATGTAAGAACACACCGCTCAAGCGAGTAGTCGCCTGGCTTGTGCAGATTATTTCCTGATACTGCTTGATTAGCCATGTGTTACACTCGCAGCAGCGATTCGAGTTCCTTCAACGCAACACTCTTGTATCGCGGATGCAGAACCTTTATGATGCGCTTTGCTTCGTTGACACCGTTTTCGTAGGTGTAGTTGCTTACAGAATACAGATTTACCTGATCGCCCGATACACCCATGTATCTGCCGATGTAAGTTTCCCAGAAATCCACAGTGCCAGAAGGACTGTAATTCAGACCTTGTGTTTCCGTTGTTGGATACTCATCATCCTCGCTACCAACCACACCGCCAACCACAGAGTAACTGGTGTTCTGCTGCGAGAGCGGATCGACATATGCTGTTTGGTTTGCTCCGCAATCTCCGCTTGGTCTACTCACTTCAAAATGGTGCAGTGCAGTGAAACTCGGATCTACGCGATAAATGGTGACCGTTTGAGAAGTTCCGCTAGTGAAGCCTAGCACAGCATCGCCTTCGGAAAACTGCGCTCCGCGAACGGTGAGTTTGCACAGTTCGGGTTGATAGTCGATCACGGTAGTGGAAAGATTGCCCTGCTGTATGGTGACTCCGCTGACCAGTTCTGTGCTGTAGAAGAATCCACCAGAGGTGGTTCCGATGTAAACCGAAGAACCGCCATGCTTGTTCTGTATGTACTCTTCCATAGCAGCAGAAGACTTATACCATCCGTGATACGGATCAACCACATCATTTGTCAATAGAATGATCCAGTGAAAAGACGGATCTCCGTAAACTCGCTCGGCAATGTGTTCGGGACGCTCGCCGTCTTTTACATCGTATTTGAGAAAGACACCATCTCCGCTCTTTATGTCTTCGTTCAGTGCAACCCTGCGAAGAATGTTTCGGGTAAGAGCGTAACGGAATGTGTCTCCGTCACGAACAGGATATTGCATGACAGGAAATTTGGAAAAGTACGCCATTAGAAGCCCTTGCTGATGTCTTCGCGGGTAAGCAGACCCATCTCGCTGAATTGCAGAGTCATGGTAACTGCCGTGGGAGCGTTGTTTTCAAAAGCACTCCATATGGAGTTTGGTGTATAGTCAATCGAAACCGAGTTGAGCGCACAACGAGCAATCTTGGGGATATACTCGTTTTCGACAAATCCACCTTGGTTGGGATTGGGGTTGGTTGACAAGAAACGAATCTCGAATTCCGCAGGAACGCGGAGAATCACCTCAACCTTGTTCTCTTCTTTGCTGTCTGATTCAGCATCTCGCGCAGGATGCGAATGGTATCGGAAAGTTTCTATGATGTCCCGTACTGTATCAGCCTCTATCTGATTGCGAGGATAGAACTCCCAACTGAAATTGAAGTTACGAAAGTCTTTCTGCTTGAACAGTTTTTCAAGAACAGGGTTCAGAACCTTTCCTGTTCCAACACCAACCGCTCCACCCAATCCGCGACCAAGACCAGGAACAGATTGCAACGCTTTGTCTGCTCCAACATAAGCACCCTGCATTGCAGTATCTAGGGGAGAACCAGCAAAACTTCCAATACCCTGAGCAAGTGCTTGGCTAGTGTCCTCATACTGAAATGTGTCTTCGTTGTTGATTTTTGTGCAAAATGGCAAATACACAGACACCATCTGATCGTAGACTGCATCGTTCTTGAAAGCCTTTGCCAGACCAACACCGCCTGCGCCGCCAATCGCACCAGCCGCGCCGCCCACTCCCGCTCCAATCAGTGCGCCTTTACCGCCGCCCAACAAGAATCCACCAAGACCTCCAAGAATTGCTCCCGCGCCACCGAATGTGATAGCGGCATCGCCTGCGCTTGTAGACTCTATCTTTTCAGCAAGTCGATTCTGTACAAGCAGACGCTCTTGCTCGTCAAGACCAACCTTCCCGATTCCATTGTCAAGATCCGCCGAAATGTCAGTTACTCTAGTCTGATAGGAACTGATGGTTTCTTCAAGAAGTTGTTTTGCCTGACCAGGATTTGTACGCAGAAGACCAGCAATGCTGTCGTTGGTTGACGGATTTACGGTTTTCAATACATTCGGATTGTATGCTGTTTCAAGCAGTGCTGATATTTTCTCACTACCCAATCCGCTGTTTTCGACCATGCCGCGTGTAAGCACATCGTTTTCGATCAGGCTGTGTAGTGTCTGCAAATCGCCAAGAGTCTTTTCAGACTCCTCTTTTATCTTGCTTGCTCCCTCCTTCAAGTCTCGCGGTTCAAAACGCCAGAACACCTTGAACTGCATGACATGGGGAACCTGACCTGTTCCGATGTCCTGCGGATACCGAAGTATCCGTGGGCGACTGCGCGAACCCCGTTCCTGCTTTGGAACGCCTTCCAGCGCAGCGGCAACAGGATCTTGAATTTGTGAATTGAACACCTCTTTGGCGTAGTTGCTGCTGCGGTTCGTAGCCGTAACAGCACCAAGCGGTTCTCCATTGCTGGCAACGGGAACATTTGAAGTTCTGTTGAAATGGTTGGGTATGGAGGACATTCGGCGGTATTCCTTTTGAAGAATGGCTACATATTTATGTATGGCATACAAAGGACATTTTCGACCCGAAAACCCCTCCAAGTACATAGGGAATCCCACACAGATCGTCTACCGAAGTATGTGGGAGCGCAAGTTCATGAAGTACTGCGACCAAAGCCCTAATGTTGTACGCTGGGCATCAGAAGAAGTGGTGATTCCGTACTACAGCCCGATAGACAAAAAGGCACACAGGTACTTTGTGGACTTCTTGGTGGAGATCAAGACTCCCGAAGGCATGAAGACTTGGCTCGTAGAGATCAAGCCAAAGAAGCAGTGCCGCGAACCAGAGAAAAAGAAGCGGGTGACCCGAACCTATATTTCAGAAGTGAAAACATGGATCACCAACAAGGCAAAGTGGGAAGCAGCAAAAAAAGTGTCTGATGCTCGGGGATGGGAGTTCAAGATCCTGACCGAAGACGATCTGTTCGGAAGGAAGTCAGGATGAACGATCCATCGAACGAATTGCAGCAGTTGATTGAAGAAACCACCACGGCACTAGGCGCGACCGATCAGACATACATTCGGCTGCTGAAACTGTTTCAGACCGAAGGAAAACTGTCCATCCCGTCCCGTGTGTTTGGCGGTCAACTAGTATTCTTCAAGTACAAACCAATCAGCGAATCTTTTATTTCTCGCAATACATACTATGATTCGTACCCGATGGTACTCATTTGTGATATCACAAGAGAAGGTTTCGAAGGAATCAATTTACACTATCTGCATCCAGACTACAGGATGTTCTTGTTTCAACAGATCATAAAGAGATTGCCTGTGCTGAAAGCAGGAGCAGAATGGAGAAACAGACTGTCCGTAGACTACGACAAACTAAACTCTCACCGCTCCATGAAGTTCTTCAGGGCTTGCTACCGAAGGTATTTGTGGAAAGGCATGAAGCGTAGACCCGCAATCCTTCCCTATGAAATGTGGGAACAGTTAGTGGAAGCCGAGACAAGCAGATTCGTGGGCGCAAGACCAGTAACGGTATACCGAGACTCGTATCACAAAGTCATTAGAAGGGGAAGATGATGGCTAATCTACCATCCAACATCAACGAACTCGTAACAAACATAACGAATTCGGGTCTGGCGTACAGCAACAGATACGAAATCGACATTGCCTTTCCGCGAAGACACCCAAGCAGGGACAATCAGGCACTACGGTCTATGCTTGTGCGCTGTGATTCCGTAATCATTCCTGGAAGATCACTGTCAACCACGCCGTACCGCTTCTACGGACCAGCACGAAATATGCCGTATGAGCCGATCTACAGCGGAGAGATGAACCTGTCCATCATACTGTCTGCTGATATGCGCGAGAGAAACTTTTTCGAAGCGTGGCTGAACTCTATCGTGAATCCAGTAAACTTCAAATTCGCTTTCTATGACGACTATGTTACGAACATGGGCATCACGGTGATCGACAAGTCCGACATTCCTGCGGCGCGATTTATAGTAGAAGAGGTCTATCCTAAATCCATTGGCGACATTCAGATGGGATACGACCGTGAAAACGACTTCTTGAAAATGGAAACAACACTGTGTTTCCGCAAGTACTACCCCGAATATCTCGGATCACTTCAGCCGCCGTCCCTTCTATCGAACGCGGTTCCGACTGCTCCTGTAAATCAGGCACCGCCTCTCATTTCAAATACTCTACCAGACCCCGCACCAGAGTTCTCGCTATTGAGATAAATACTGTACAACCTCTTGAAAAGGATCGCTATGTCTACATTGAATTTGACTTCTGCCGCATTGCCGCAATACACCATGACTCTGCCAGTGTCTGGTATCGTATCAAAATTCCGACCATTCTTGGTGAAGGAGGAGAAGATCCTCCTCATGGCACTGCAATCCAAGGATCACAATCAGATCAACGATGCAATGAGAAATGTCATTCTCGTATGCACGAACGGAAACATGGACACCAAGAAACTGTGTTCTGCTGACGCGGAATATGCATTCCTACAGATTCGATCCAAGTCGGTGGGCGAAGAAGCAAAGCCAGAAATTACCTGTTCGAATTGTGGGAAAGCGGTTTCCGCCAAAATCAAACTTGACGAAATCACGATCAAGAAGGCAGACAAGCCACAGCCCGATCCAACAATACAGATCAGCGATACGCTATCAATCGTGCTGCGTTATCCATCCATACACGATGTCGATCATTCCAAGAACGAGGTGGAAGTGGCGTTCGATCTTGCAAAGCGGTGCATTGAATCCGTGATACTGAATGAACAGGTACATGAAGCAAAAGACATCAACCCACAAGAACTATCGGATTTCATCGACAATCTGCTGCCAGACCAGTTTGCAAAAATCATGGACTTCATTGCCAGTGTTCCCGAACTCGTATACGAATTCAAGTATCCGTGTCCCGAGTGCAAGCAAGTAGTGAATGTACACCTGAAGAGCGTTTCTGATTTTTTTCGCTAGCCCTCTGTCACAATGACTTGGGGGCATACTACCAACTAAACTTCATGCTGATGCAGCATCACAAGTACTCTTTGGAGGAATTGGAAAATCTAATTCCTTGGGAGCGAGAGGTATACATACAAATGCTGACTGCTCATCTCAAAAAAGAACGCGAGAGGGTAGACAAAAATAAGCGGGTGTGATCCCTACATCATGAGATAAAGGGAGTCTCATGGCTAATCAATATTCAGAATCCGACATCAGGCGACAGTTGGCAGCGCGACAAGGACGCGGTCCTGGTGGTCGGTTTCTGCCTTTGTCACCCGAGCAGCGTCTACCTGGTGTCCGTTCCTCCAGAATGGCTTCCTCTGCGGCTGGTGCGCCGCCCATAGGCATGGCAGCGGCTGCGGGTCAAGCAAGCCCACTCATGGTTTCTGCGGCTATCCTGCTGAAAGAAGCAAAATATCTGTCTATTGATGCGGAGTTTGCCGAAAGCCAAGAGGCAAAGAGGATATACGCAAAGATACAGGTCATCCGCAAACTGGCACAGAGATCGGCAGACTCCGCAGCAGTAACTGAAAAAATTGACACTGCAATCAAACCCGTAGAAGAGCAACTGCGTAAGAAGGCATCATTTGCGGAATTTGTCAGAGAGCGGGTTCAAGAATTCCGCAAGACGCTACCAGAAAGACTTGTTTCACGAATTCCTGTGGTTGGCGGTCTGCTTGGGGGATTCCTCCGTCAGCGCAGAGAAGCACAGGAAGAGATGAGCGACTACGAGCGTCAAGTCTTGAGAAGAGGCTCGGGTGGATTCGGTGAAGGCGGAAGGGGAATGATTGGCGGCATGGGTGGTTTGGCTGAACGAGAACGCCAATTTGAAACCACCAAAGGAGCAGTGTTCCCGACCAAGACCATTGAAGCAATCTACAAAGAAGTTGTTGCAATTCGCAAGTCCGTGGACAAGATTGCACGGGTTTCTGGCGGTGGATCTAGCAGCATCCTAGATTCTCTAAAAAATCGTTTCTTTGGAAGACGAAGCCGCATAGGTCGTCTGTTCCGAAGAGGAAGAATTGCTGCAAGGCGGCTCATGCGCGGACTGCGTAGAGGCGGAAGAGGCATTTTGAGTGCGGCTGGACGAGCAACAAGAGCGGTCGGTCGCGGCATCGGTCGCGTAGCAGGCGGCATCGGTCGCGGAGTTGGGCGCGTAGCAGGTGCTGTGGGCAGAGGAATCGGTGGTGCAGCATCTGCTGTCGGAACCGCAGCATCTACTGCTGCAAGCGGAACAGGAAGTTTTCTATCCAGTGCTTGGAACTGGACAAAAAATGCGGCTAGTTCCTTGAACCCCATGAACAGCATAAAAGGTGCAGTGAAGTCTGGTGCAGGAAAAATCATGAAGAGCGTGGTATCTCTGCCAGGCTTGGGTGCGCTCATAAGCGGAGCCATTGGAGCATTGGACATCATGGGCATCAAGAATGACCCATCAATGAATCCTGAAGAGAAGAAAGAGCAGATCGGCAGAACACTCGTAGGAACGCTTGGATCAGCAATAGGATCAGTAATCGGCGGTGCAGCAGGAACTGCTATTCCAATTCCTGGCATCGGAACGCTGATTGGAGCAATGGGTGGTGCATGGGTTGGAGAAACACTGGCAGAAGCACTTGCTGATGCCGTTGGAGGAAAGGGCATCTACGACATGGTGTCGTCAATTCCTGGAGTCGGATCACTCATCTCGGTTGATGAAGGAATGTCAGGAGAATCGACCGAAGGAACCGTATCTGCTCCTGCCACCGCAAACACCACAGTAGGAAAAATGGCGAATCAGTACGCTGCCGAGCAAGACGCTTTGCAAAACGCAACAGCATCAGCAATGAGCGGACCACCGTCAAACCCAACAGTGAATACCGCGAATGTTCGGTCGAATGTCACGAACAACATCAACAACTTCAATGACGATCTTCGCATCAGGAACAACGAACCCACAATCAGGACGATGCAAGCCGCGTCCCATATGTTCTAAAAAGAAAGAGGCGCACCGAAGTGCGCCCCTTGCTGCGAAACCGAAGGCTGCTAGTATTTAGTCGTCGCTAGCCAACTTCTCAAAGTAAGAGAGTGCGTCCTCCGTTTCGTCGTCATCTCTGACGGCTTCCTTCACACTCTTCTTCATTGGCTGCGGAGCAGCCTTCTTCGCAACTGGAGCAGGAGTCTCGTCTTCGTCATCAAACGAAGCCTTTTCAGCACCACCCTTTGCTTCAGCCGAATCAGCCGTTGCGCGGATGTTGCCACCAAGAACCATCTCAAGACGAGCCTTGAGTTCATCATAAGACTTGAAGGACTTCGGATCGGTGAACTCCTTCAAGGAGTGTTCCGTCTTCCACAACTTCTCAAGCGCAGCGTCATCGCCACCAAGCAGAGCAGAGGGGGCAGCGAACTCGCTCTTGTCGTAGTTCGTGTACCCATCCACCTGACGAATCTTCAACTTGAAATTCGCACCGTTCCAGAAGTCGAACGGATTCAGGGGCTTCTCGTCCTGAAACTGCGGATTCATCGCTTCCTGAATCTTCTCAAAAATCTTCTTGCCATACTTGAACAGGAACACCTTGCCCTCGTTCTCGGGGTGCTTGGGGTCGCTGATCACAAGAATGTTGCTGACATAGGACAACTTGCGCTTGCGATCACGGGCAATAGCCTTGTCCTTGTCGGAACCACTGTTCCACAGCATGGAATTCATCTCACTGACTGGATCCTTTAGACCAATCGTGGTGAGCGAGTTCTCAATGTACCAACCACCTGGACCACGGAAACCGTGATGCCAAATACGCGCCCACGGCAGATCCTCACCATCGGGAGCAGGGAGGAACCGAATCTCCGCGTAGCCGTTGCCAGTCTTGTCAGTTTCAGCCTTCCAAAGGCGGTCGTCCTTGTAAGACTCCGACTTCTTCGCCATCTTGTCCATTTCGGATGCAAGAGTCTGATAGGCGTTCTTCGATGCACTCTTCATGTCCTTAAAACCCATAGTTGTCTCCTTGTACGAGGTGTACGCTGTGTGTTGAATGTGTGACGAACAATTCAGTCACAGGTATGTAGGTAAGATACCACAAGCCTGTGTGTAGTCAATGGTCAAACAGGCAGTTTTGACTTTTTGGGAAGCAGGTTCAGTTCCTGCCCTTCAGCCTTGATTTTTTCAATGATGGGCTTGCTTAAGAATTTGGCAGCGACTTGTGGCTCAATACCGAACCGCTCGCACACGGCTATCACCGCGTCAATATACGAAACTTCGTACTTCTTGACATGGTTCTCTACTTCGCGGGGGAAACGGATGTTGTTGATGTCCATAGTAGCCTTGCTTTCGGAAATATACATAGGTAGTAACCATATTTAGGTTCACTTTAGCCCAAGACCCTGCACAGCGGAGAATCCAATGGGAGCAACTAGCGACAACTATCAGATTGTTACCAGTGGTACTACTTATACCATAGCCAGCGATTATGTCAACCCCACTGGTGGCGAAACCGCTCATATTCAACTGGTCAAAATAATCCACGGGGCTGATGGAGCAACCGCATACGCAACATCGACTACACCCCTTCCTGTTGGTGTGTGTGGTGCATGGGCGCGATACGACTATCTGTCAACATCAGGATACTACGGTCTTGCAGTAAATATTGTTGGATTCACGGGAACCGACTCGCTTGCCATCGTAGGAACATCGGGCGGCGAAGCCGTTGGAATCACTGTTGGTACGCTTGTGGTGTCCGCAACCGATCTTGACACCCGCACCCTTTACGGCGGAACCGTTGGGTATACTCTAGGCATCACTGGCGGAATCGACTATGTGGCGGTACAGGGCATTTGCGGTGGATATCCCGTAGGAATCACCGTTGACGGCTCTCTGCCTGTTTCTCTGTCTGTATCCTCAAACATTGGAATATTTGGTGTAAGCGGTGCCACAGCAGTGGGGGTCACATTCGGAACGGTAAACATCCGTGGCATAACTGCCGCATCGGACACAATCACCGTTTACGGTGGCGGAACAGCATCCACTGTGTCTGTGGGTTTGTTTGGATTCACAGGTGCAACTGCTGCTCCTTTGTATGCAGAAAACAATGCTCTCAATGTAAATGTGAAAACATTTGCAGTGGGCATCAGCGGAGTAACCGTTTCTGCCTCGGACTTGGACATCAGAGACATTGACTACACCACAGACACCATTACCGTAGTAGGTGAAGGAGCAAGCGATGATGCTTCTCTGTCAACGGTTCCGACATACATCACAGGTCTTGACACCAACGGAAACCTCATTCAGATTGGCGGAATAACGGGTGCAGGATGGTGTGCTGGTGCGCTGAATGTGTACCTGGTAAATGACGGCATCACATTTGCCGTCAATGCAACTGCAACATTCTCTGCCGAAATCGGAATCACCGCTCCAGCAGCAGGTGCAATTCCTGTTCAAGGCTCAACATACGCCGCATATCCCGTATGGATTGCTGGTAACACAAGCGGAGATCCTGTCTCCGTGCAGGGAACCTGTGGCGGATACTTGCTCGTAGATGTCAAGAATTTTGACACCAACATTGCAACAGTAAACACCACAGCCACGAACATCAAGAACAACACCGACTTCATGGCTGCTGTGAAGAAGGCTCTGTATTCGGATGCACAGAGCGTGGGCGCGTTTGATTTCTCCGACAAGTTCTCCATATACACACTCGTCCGCGACAGCATTGGTGTCAATATCGAAGCACTGAAGAATGCAATTGTTCTGAATGGATCACTGTACAGCAGCCAAGACTCTATGGCAGTGACCGTTGTGGCACAGAAGCAGCAGCCATCGTTCATGGCTCGTACTGCATCGGCTACAAACTCGTCACAGAACCTGACAGCGTTCAACAGTGGATCGGGGTACACCTGTGCAAACGGTGTACGCATCAAGACTTCGCGCATCGCAACAGGCGCAAACGCCTCGCAGAATGAAGTCATGTGCGTAATTTCAGAAGCGGATGCCGCTCTTTATGGAGCGTCCGCAGGAACCGCATCGTATGTGCTGTATCACGGCGATGAAATGTTCTTTGAAGTAGACAACATCAACAAGATCAAGGTGTTCTACCCTGCATACTCTGCTTCCTTTGCTCCGCACAACACGGGAGCAGGCATGACATTCTCGTTCTACGCTTCCTAATGCTAGACAGAAACGAAAACTACTGGTTCAGTAAATTCTACAACGCCAACACAATAGATTTGGCGATTGATGATCCTGTTAGGATTCAAGACACCTACATCACAAACACGATATCAGACACGAAGGTGCTGGCGTTTGATCGCAAAGCACAGAACTTTATTGAATTGAATGATGTGGTGGTCAGCGAAGAGGTCACCAGCGAAGAATTTGCAGGCGGCAAAAACACAAATACGCTGTATCAGAACAGAACCACACTGAAAATTGGCGGTACTGGCGACTCCACATATCGCGGAGTGCTGATTTTCAACATACGAGACAGCGTAGAAGACGCAGTAAGTGCAATCACAGGGTATACAGCAGGGATGGAATACTCCATTCTCCACGCAAACATCACCCTGACATCATCCGAAGGTCAAAGCGGTGGAGTTTTGCAGGCTTTCATGCTTGCAACGGGTGCATCAACAGACGAAAGCACCACATGGACGAAGCCATCACAGGCATACGAGACAACATGGACTGCTGGTGGAGAGCAGGAGCCGCTTTCGGCTGAAATAATCGCCACAGGATCGTGGAACGGTCACGATGCAACCTTTGATATCACCCCATTCTTCAATATTTGGAAGTCTTCAGGCAAAGATACGCTTGAAGTAGCAGTGAAAACGGATGAAACATCGCCAGATGTGCGGCAATTCCACTCGCAGCAGGCGGCTTCTCCTCTGCTTGGAGCAATTCCGCAGTCGAATGTTGTGTTTTACGGCGCAGGAGACAGCAATTCCATCAACACAGAGGGAGTTGTGGTCAAAATATCGCAGCAGTTGCCGTATTTGACACTAGAAAGCGCGGAAACAGAAGGCACAGGAACAAACCGATGGTCTGCTTTCAACGCATCATTGTCCGTTGGCAACACATTTTCCATGTTCTTGCCTGATATCCAAGGAACCGCAAGCACATACACCCTGATAGACAAGCGAAGCGGGGACAGCGGCGTTCAGATGATCATTTCGGGAGACACGGCGGGATTCTCGTCCACCGTTCACACCACCGCAGAGTTCAGTTGCAC